TCATCTTATACATCAGCAAGAGCATTGTATAAGGAAATAAATGTTTTTCCTGTACCTGCTGTACCATATGCAACAAGATGCTTTCCCTCTGCATAAGAATCAAAAAGTTTCCTTTGATTGTCTGTGATAGGTTCAATATCAAGAAGGTAAGTATTTCCAATCGGTTTTTTACGTTTCATTTGTTTAGTAGTTAAACCGATACCTATGGGTTGATCCCCACTAGTCTTCTTTTTTCTTGGCATTTGATTAAAGTGTCTTTACTCTAGAACCTGGTGACTTAGATGCTTTTTTTAAGAACATCATTCCATCCTGGTTTTGACTTTCTTAACTTATCTTTCCACTCTCCAACTTCACCAACACCTGGCATTGTAGAGGGATCAGAATAGTCCCTTGACCAATCAGGGTTATCAGAACACCACTGATCCCATTGTGTAACACTCATTACAACTTCTTTTTGTTCACCAGTTTTTGTATTTACTACAGGATAGGTTGCCATATAATTATAAAGTTATGTGTACTATTTAGACCCATTGCAAAGCCTCCGATACAGTTGGAAACTGTTCGGTAAAGATGGACTTGCAAGCATTTGCAATATCCATATGTTCTTTCTGTGTCCCGTGTCCAGAACGAAGATCAATATAATGAACCCAAGAGCGAACACTTCCAGACATATAAATGCGAGTCGGTGTTGCTAATGGAAGAACAAATCTTGCACATTCTTTTGCAATACCCTCTCTCAGTAATTCATTATATAAATCCATACCTTCATTAAAATATTGTCTTATTCTTTCTTGTAAAAACTTAGTTTGTTTTTCTGGAATATCGTCAATACTATTCTGACGATTCTTTGTATCTTGTCTTCTTAAATCTGGTAGAGGAATATTTGCATCTAATAAATTTGTATCTGCATATCTTTGACTAAATTCTTGAAATGTAAAAGAACGATGTCTCAGTATCTGTGCAGCAAGTCCTCTTGTAGTATTAATTTCAAGAGTCATAAATGCTTGTTCAAAAATTGACCAATGTTGATGTTTTATACAGTATCTTAATAGACCCGCATAATTTTCATTATCTTGATTATTAGGATTACTTACACGAGCACAATATGCCATGTGCTTTTCAGCATCAGGTGATACACTTACAAGAGATACGTTCATTTAAATCCTTTTGATGTTTGTTCTTCAATCTTTGCTAATTCATTTTTTGCAACTTCTAGTTGTTCACGAATTAATTTATTTTGCTCCTCATCATAAAGATAAGGTTGTTTGACTAATCTTTGTAACATTTTGACTAATCTCTTTGCTCTGCTAATCGGGGTAGCCATCGTCGTCCTCTAATATTTCATCATAATCTTGAGATATGGAAGGAGGTGGACTAACATAAGATTGTACATCCGAAAAAACTTCTGCTTTAATATCATCAACCAATAACTCTAAGTTGCGAACCATTAGTTTTAAGTTTGCTCTGTCCATAATATTAATGTTTCAATTATAATAGCATAAAAAAAGGAGGGATGCAACCCTCCTGTATTTATTTTCCGTATAGGAACTGAACTTCAGCAGTTATGATTGTGAGAAAGATAGCAGATGCTATACATATCTCTAATATTTCAATCACTTAAGACTTGTAAGTTCTTTTTCTTGTCTTACACCACGGTAAGTTAGATCGACCTTGTTAGTCTGCTTTGCTTTGTTCCTATCGGTGTCATATGCGACACCACGGTATGTGACTTGTGCCATTTGGTTTCTCCTAAAGTAGTTGGATGTTTTAAATCCGTTCCTTCAGTCGGCTTTTGCGTCCTTAAAACACATTGGATCTGTGTGTGCAATAACAACCCTTACTATTTCTAATTGCTCAGATTTATCAGGATTATTTCTTGCAGAGTCTATAAGTTCAGAAGCATGCTCACAATCAAGTGGTGCTCCTATTGCTATTAAACTAAGAAGAATGTGGTACATAAGGATGAACGAACCCGTTCCGAGTCGGCTTACTTGCGTCCAATGATGAAAGCATCGCACTCACCATCGACTTTCGTACGAAGGTAATCTATAAGATACTCGTGAGCATCAGAGTTAAGATTCTTATCGCTAAGTATCTCAATTCTGTTTCGATTCCAATCCAAACAAGACATTTCCCAGTGGGAAGCGTTGTGTTCAGCAAGGAGTGATGCCAGTAGTATGAGTTCTATCATTGGATGAACGATATGTGTTTATATTAACACATTCACATTATATAGGCAAGCAGTTATGTATTTTCTGTTACAGAATTAGGGTTTTCCCCATATTTGTCAACTAACTTGTCAATAAAAGTCTTTTTTCCACTTAATTTGTTTATTTCATACATGGAAGACTTCATATATTTTTTCATTTTTTTATATTTCTTTACAACTTTCTTCATCTCACTCATGTCAACGGTATAGTTTTTCAAGTCTTGTTGAGGATCATTGATGTCAGGCACTAGTATCTCCTCCTCTCACTCTTCTCTTTTTCTTTGTTGGTGATTTAACAGCCACGTTCCATGAAACAGGGTTGACAGTTCCAGATGTCCAATCCATTCTTTGAATAACATTCTTTCCAAATACATCATAGTAAGAATCAAACACTGCAACTCTAGTTCCCATTACAATGTCACTCCATTGTTTCTCTTCATTCTTACATACTATCAACCATGCTGTGGTAGGTAGAGTTTTGTCCTTTGCAGCCTCTACCTCACATCCATTAACAATTACAGTGACACCATTTTCTTTCATGTCATTGATTTGATTCTCAGTTAGAACCTTTGTGGTCATGATCTACCACCCCAGTGAATATCTGGATAGGCCTCAGCTATGGTATCCTTAGTTAACTTATACTTATCTTTCAGTTTCTTGTCTTTTGTTAGACAAATCAGTTCTGCTTCCTCAGCATGAAGTCTCTCTAGAAGTTGAATAAACATATTCTCTCTTCTTAGATTAGGTAAAGGATCATTACCACCTTTTACATAGTGATATAGATTTTTATACTCTGAGGTCAACTGATTGTGATCTGTGCCCTTTGGTGCCTCATTGGGGTTGTAAGGTACTTGTCCCTCTGGGAGCATACTCTTTACACTCTCATCATAACTCCATATCAATACAGCACGAATCGCAGGGGAATCATACTCCTTTAATATTTCAATCTTTTTAACTTTAGATCTTGCCTTTGATACAGCATCAAGGACTTCACTGATCAATGGGTTGGGTGGCAATTTAGTTTTAGTCGCAGCCATAATTAATCTTCTTCCTCCAAGTAGTAATCATTTTCATCGAGTACGACACGAACAGCTGTGAGTTCGGTCTGGATCAAGTTTCCTTCTTGATCATACATCTCTGGATGAGATGCAATTTGAGCATTTTTAAGAACAGTGTATTCGCTCCACTTTTCGCAGGCGAACCATCCGACAATGATACCTAATAGTGTACCACCAATGGCAAACAATGCCGAATAAACAATAGTTACTTCTAACATGTTCTAATTAGATCTGTTTTATTTAGTAAGTTTTTTACGATTCTTTGATCCTTTTCTTCTGCCTGGTCTCTTATCATTTTGATACTTCCATGCATCAGTAAGAATTTTGTTTAGATAATCTCTTATCTTTCTTGCGGTAGGTTTTCCAAGATAGTTGTAAGCTTCTCGGATCTGTTTGTGGTCAGAGTCATTTCCTCCCTCTAGATATAAATTCAACTCATCAACAGTGGTCTGAATGTTCTTTGCGGTTATACTATCAACGAACTCATCTACGACTGGCCTCTTGACTTCGTTTGATCGTAGATAACGATACATATCAAAAGTATATACTTTACTTACAAAAACATTATCAAGCACTTGTTCAACGATGTCAAATAAATCTACTTGTGTTTTCTTCATCAGATAATTTTGTTTTCTCTTAGATATCTTATTGTGTCGGTGCAACCACCTAGTTTGTTTCCATCCATAATGATCTGTGGGAATGTAGAACCAACACCGAATTCGTCATAGAATTCATCTTTGTTAAAATCCTCATCCAATTTATATTCAGTAAATTGAAAGTCTTTACCTACAAGAACCTGTATTATTGCGGAACAATAAGGACAACCTTCTTTTGAATATACAGTAAAACTCATCGTACCACCATATCATTCTCATGAAAATCACTATATCCTCCTGTTGGTGATGGAATTATAGGTTCATACCTTGGGCCTGGGACAGGCATAGTTCTAGGTCTAGGCGCTGTAAGAACTTCTACTAGTAAATTAATATCCGCAGATATGGCATCATTGGTATCCGCCATCCTACGATATCCATTACCAATATAGATTTGTCCAACAACAACTGCAACAGTTGCTGCACCCCAAAACAGATAGTAACTTGAGGATTTTATTTGTGCTTTAGTTTTAGCAAAAGTTGATTTGGTCATTTGAATTCACACTCCACCATAATTTCGGTCATACATGCCAATAGATTGATCTCTTGATCTGCCACAAAGGCAATCTGATATTGATACTTGGCGATTATCAATACTGCTGCTGCAATACTAGCACCCTCAAGAGTGTCAAATAAAGCGTCGTAAACACGACGAAGAAGTACAGAAGGATCATTGTCAAGATTATTGACACACCATTTTCTGACTTCTGGAAATTTCTTCTCTTTAAGATTTTTGATAAGATCATTTATATTAACCTCAGAGA